TAAAAATTGGAAATCCAGGAAATTTCAATAGAAAAGTATTCTATAATTTTTCAAACGATGCCAATTTACAACCAGCCATAGTTACACCATACGAACCATACGTTTATAATTCATTACCGGGTGCAGTACAAAATACCACATTATTATTAAGTCAAGCAAATAATATATTGGCATGGAGGGCATTAGAATTGTATGTTGGTTTTGTAAATGAAGACGGTGTTACATATACTGATACTGGTTCTACAATTACTGACTTTTTTATCGATTTAAATATTAAATTTACAAAAGAAAATGTTGAATCACTTTATCAAATCATAAAGATATATGCAAAAGAAAAATACTTAACAACACAATCAGGAGGTTCTTGGAGTAGTGACATATTTTATCAAGGATATAATTCGTTTTTAAATTCACAAAACCAATTGATGTCAGAAATGGTTTTGGAAGTTTCATCTTATTTGAATACAAACCTACCTACAGTTATAAATAAATTGGAAGCAACTAGAAGTAAAATTGAAGGTGTTGTTACAAAATTAAGTACTTATAATACTTTTCAAGCATTTAATGATAAATGGATTTCTGGTAGTGATTTAACTACAAGAACAATATTTGAAGACTTCTTATTTCAAGATCCATCTAATACTGATGTTGGTAATAGTTTACAAATTGATGTAATGGCTGTTTCTGATATTTTAAAAGGTGATAATAATATTTCTATTTTAGATGTTATTGGTTTTATTAATAAGGTATGTGATAATATGTTATTTTTTGCATTACCGTCATTTACTAATTTTTATGGAAATAACAATCCACTTAAAAATTCTGAACCAAAAAATATTGACGTACCAAATTCCCTTTTTGGGACGTATGAAGAAGTAAACTTTTTAGATTCAAGACCTAAATTTTTATTAGTTTATGTTGGTAAACCATCTGACAAACCGGCACAAGAAGATAATGCTTTTGTTTTTTATGGTGATGACAGTTACGACTTCAGAAACCCATCAACTAACCCAATCAGGGTGTCGACTGCTGGGCAATATAATTTTTCGTTGTCAAATAAAGTTGTTGGGTTCAATGTCGATTTTGGTATTAGAAATCAAAATATGTTTAAATCCATACAAGTAAATATGGATGACAAAAAGAAAACCGCAGCAACATTTTTGGTTAATGATCAATTGGCTAATGGTGTTAATGGTGATAAAATCGCCCAACAAACAACATCACTTTATTCTTTCTATCAAACACAATCTTATAGTTGCACCGTAAAATCGTTAGGAAATGCGATGATACAACCCTTGATGTACTTCAACTTAAAACACGTACCTATATTTTATGGACCTTATTTAATAACAAAAGTTTCACATTCAATAAGTCCTGATAGTTTTGATACGTCATTTGAAGGTACAAGAATGCCAAAATATGCTTTACCACAACCAGATGTTATTGCAACGTATGTTAAAACAAATTATTTAGAAAAATATAAAGCAGATATATTAAACACTAAAAACCCAAATACTGTTGTTACTGATGTTACGACAGGATTAGACGATACTACTAGTGCTGGTATAACGACAAGTCCTGAATCGGAATGTAGTGTATTAATAACTGATCCTGTTTATCAGACACTACCATTTGTTAATGTCAGTAGAACACCAATTACATTTAGTGATTTTGCCTTTGAAGTCTTGGCGTTACCTAACTATGATAGATATATTGCAACAACAATTTTTGCAATAGCGGCAACAAGAGTTTCTAATGGGTTTGAAAACAATATATTACAACCGCCAAATTACAATCTATTTGAATTAACACCAATCAATTTGTATCCAAATGATTCTATTTTCAGTGGAAGCGTTATTTGTACACAAATCAGAGATTTCAATATTCCTTTGTTTGCCTTTAGTGATTTTAAAGGACCAATCACTTTTATTTATAATCAATATGTTATTATGTCACCATATTTGACACAATTAAAAGATTTAAATGTTGGTAATACAGAACAAGAAAAATACGAAAAAGCAATTGCTCAATTAATTATTGCGAGTATAGACACGACTTACATATATGGAGATCCTGCGGCATCACCACCAACACCACCTGCAACACCACAAGAAGTTAAAGATTTTGTTGAATTTAACATTAACAACGACACCATTTTGAACGCCAATTATCAAGGTTATATTGGATCATGTAAAATTGGTTTTAGTTTGTTTGCGTAATTTTTGATTGAATCATATATTTATATAAAAAAAAGTTATGAACGTAAAATTATTATTAGACGATTATTTAAAAAAAGACACAAGAATCACTGAAAAAGAAATCGAAAATGGTTACAAACAAGTGTGTGACTTAGATACTGGTGATTGTTATACTGTAAGAATGAAAGACGGATTGATTGAAAGATTTGATAATACCGTTAAAACAAATAGAACCCTAAGAGTTGAAACACCTACTGGGATAAAAACTTTATTAAACGGTTAAAAAAAATGAAAATTGATATCAAAATATTAGAAGAATTAAAAAGATTTAATGAAATTAATCGTTACGTTTTGACTGAACAAGAACCGGCACCCCCTACAGACGCACCACCCGAAGATGCAGGTGCACCACCAGTAGATGCGGGAGCACCACCAGCAGAGGCACCAACACCTGAAGCTGGCGCTGCGGAAGAAGTTCCTGAACCAATCGATATTGAAAATGATCCTGACGTAGAAGAAGTTGATAAAGAAGGTGGTGAAGGTGAGGAAGAAACTGAAGAAATTGATATTACTGATTTAGTTACATCACAAAAAGAAATCAAAGATAAACAAGATGAATTTATGGATAATATTTTTGCAAAACTTGATGATTTGGAGCAAAAATTACAACACATGGATCAAATTATGAATAAAATTAATTCACTTGAAACTAAATTTGACAAGTATCGTCAAAAAACACCTGAAGAAAAACTTATGTTACGTTCACTTGATTCGTATCCATACAATCAAAAGTTAACAGATTTCTTTGATGATAAAAAAGAAGATTTAGAAGCGACAGGAAAAAATGAATATGTTTTAACGTCAGATGAAATAGAAAATTTTTCACCTAATGATGTTAAAAAAACATTTAATTCTTACGATACGGAAGAAGAAATGTAAAAAATTATTATTAAGAAATAATACAAAAAGGGGGTGTCGTAAACACCCCCTTTTTATTTGACATTTTACAAAAATCACTTATAATTGTTATAGATAAAAGAGTATAAATTAAAAACAAAAATCTATGGCAAATTCAATTGATGCGGTACTAGCGCAGTACGAAAAGAACTCATCTCCGAGTTCACAAAAACAAAACATTTCACAAGAAGACAGAATGAAAAGATATTTTTCTGCAGTTCTTCAAAAGAATGAAAAATCGGCACAAAGAAGAATTCGTATCCTACCTACAAAAGATGGTTCTTCACCATTTGTAGAAGTTTGGTATCACGAAATTCAAGTTAACGGACAATGGGTTAAGTTGTATGATCCTGAAAAAAATGACAACGAACGTTCACCACTTACAGAAGTTTATAATGAACTTATGTCTACAGGTAAAAAAGAAGATAAAGATTTAGCATCACAATATCGTTCACGTTTATTTTATATCGTAAAAGTTATTGATAGAGATAACGAACAAGATGGTGTTAAATTTTGGAGGTTTAAACACAACTATAAACAAGAAGGTGTGTTAGATAAGATTCTTCCTATTTGGAGAGCAAAAGGAAATGTTACTGACCCTGAAAACGGAAGAGATTTGATTATTGAATTAATTAAAGCAAAAACACCACAAGGAAAAGAATACACGGTAGTTCAAACAATTATGTATGATGACCCAGCACCATTACATACTGACAAAGGTATTATGGAAGGATGGTTGGAAGATGAACTGACTTGGAATGATGTTTATTCTAAAAAACCTGTTGAGTACTTGGAAGCAGTTGCGGTTGGAGAGACACCGATGTGGAGTTCAGAACTTAAAAAATATGTTTACGGTGAAGAAACTGAAATTTCACTTGGAGGTGAAAAAGAAAAAACAAAGGAAACAACCATTGTTGATCCTCAATCCGATGAAGACCCATCCGAAGATTTACCTTTCTAAAATTATATATTATGAATAAGATATCAGAAAAAATGTATGAAGCTCTGACCTTGAAATATAGGTCAGAAATGGCTGAGGCTGAAGCCACACTTCTTATTTACTTTAATAACCCTGTTGGTATTGGAGAGCATCCACAACATTTAGAAGAAATGGATAAGTTTATCGAAAAGATGACAAATGCTAAAGATAAATTAGAAATGTTAGAAACAGTTTATAAACATAATACCAAGAGAGACGAAATGTTTGAAGTAACTGAAGAAATGTTAAAAATAATAAAAGAAAAATAAAATGGCGATAAAAAAGAATGATTTTAGTTCATTAAAGAAAAAGTTTTCTACGTCGGCAAAATATAAACCACAAAGATTCTTTGATCTTGGAGAACCGTTTTTGGATGCTGTTGGATTACCAGGTCCTGCGATGGGACACATCAATATGTTTTTGGGACATTCCGATACAGGTAAAACAACCGCACTTGTTAAAACTGCGGTCGATGCACAAAAGAAAGGGATACTTCCTGTGTTTATTATTACAGAACAAAAATGGAGTTTTGAACACGCAAAACTTATGGGATTTGAATGTGAAGAAGTTGTTGATACAGAAACAGGTGAATTAGAATGGGATGGTTTTTACATCTTTAATAATAACTTTGATTATATTGAACAAATTACAGATTACATTAATGATTTGTTAGATGCACAAGAAAAGGGCGATTTGGATTATTCATTATGTATTATGTGGGATTCAGTTGGTTCTGTCCCTTGTAAAATGACTTATGAAGGTAAAGGTGGTAAACAACACAACGCAAGTGTTTTAGCAGACAAAATCGGTATGGGAATCAATCAAAGAATTTCAGGTTCAAGAAAGGCGGATTCTAAATTTGAAAACACCCTAATCATTGTTAATCAACCTTGGGTAGAATTACCCGATAATCCTTTTGGACAACCAAAAATTAAGGCGAAAGGTGGTGAAGCGATTTGGTTAAACTCTTCTTTGGTATTCTTGTTTGGAAATCAAAAAGGTGCAGGAACTACTAAAATCACAGCAACAAAAGACAAAAGAACTGTTAAGTTTGCGTCAAGAACAAAGGTATCGGTTATGAAAAACCACATCAATGGGCTTGGATTTGAAGACGGAAAAATTATTGTAACACCACACGGATTTTTACCAGGAAAAGAATCGTCCGAAGAAAAGGCATCTATTGAACAATACAAAAAAGAATATGCTGAGTATTGGAAAGAAATAATCGGAGTTGATGGTGACTTTGATTTGAAAGCAGAAAAAGAAGAAGTAGAGTAAGAACCCTGTAATAATACAGAAATGACAAAGACGTTATTGGTTGACGGAAACAACCTATTAAAAATTGGATTTCACGGTGTTAAAGATTACTTTAACAAAGGTGAACACATTGGAGGTCTTTGGCACTTTCTAAATACATTACGAAGGTTCATAGACGAAGAAAACTTCTGTAAGGTAGTTGTGTTTTGGGACGGTGAAACAAGCTCTTCACAGAGAAGGTTAATCTACCCAAAATACAAACTTAACCGAAAGGCTCCCGAAAACGAATTAAAAGAAGAGTCGTTTAACAAACAAAAACATAGGGTTAAGGAATACCTTGAAGAGATGTTTGTTAGACAAGTTGAATTTCCAAATTCAGAGGCAGATGATTTAATTGCATATTATTGTCAAATCTCTAAAGGAGAAGATAAAACAATTTTCAGTGGAGATAGAGACTTAACACAACTTATCTCTGACGATGTTAGTATCTACTCACCTAACACAAAAAAGTATTACAAAAAAGGAGATAACATCAAATTACACGATATTGAAATCCCCCACTATAATGTGAAAACATTTAAAATTTTATCTGGAGATAAATCTGATAATATTGATGGTATCTATTATTTGGGTGAGAAAACTTTCGTTAAATTATTTCCTGAGATAGTTGAAAAAGAAATTTCTTTTTCTGATATTTTAACAAGAGGTGAAGAACTTCTAAAAGAACAAAAAGACAATACAGTATTAAAAAATTTATTAACAGGTAAAACAAAAGAAGGTATTTTTGGAAATGAATTTTTTGAAATAAATGAAAAGATAGTCGATTTGTCTAACCCATTAATTAATGATGAAGGAAAAGAACTCGTTGAGTTATATTACACTGAATCATTAGATCCGGACGGAAGAGGATATAAAAATCTAATTCGAATGATGATGGATGACGGGTTATTTAAATTTTTACCTAAAATCGATGAACAGTGGGTTTATTTTTTAAAACCATTTTTAAAACTAACAAGAAAAGAAAAATCAAAATTCAAAAAAAACAAGTAAAATTATGAAAGAGCAAAATGATGTAACAAAAGTAGAGTTTTTAATTACGCTCAATGACAATTTTGTCGTCCAAAGATTCTTTAATGTTAAAGGGTATAACCCAAAGGCAAAAAACAGTGTGGACTTGTATGAGTACACTAAGAATCTATCTGACGAACTTAAAACAAAACTTAGAAATAAGTGTGTGTTTTATATGTTGGAAAATCGTTTTCAAATTGAAGAAGATTCTTCTATATTAGAAACGTCAAACACTGAAGGTCCTGAAGTATTTAACATTATTTTAAAAGTAGGAAATGAGACAATTTGTCATAGAATCATAGACGCTAAAATATACCCACCAAAGGTAAGATATACGCTGGACATACGACCATCCATAAAAAACATTTTGAGGAACATTACTGACATTTTATCAGACAAAAATTTAACTCATGATTATTTAAATTATTCACTTGCTTAATGGTATTTATTATTGAATCATACTTAAAACAATCAATATGTCAGACAAAAAAAACTTCGGATATTTAGGGAATACTTTTCAAATTCAATTATTAAACAACATCATTTTATACAAAGATTTCTCTAATTCCATCATCGAAGTTATTGATTCACATTATTTTGATAACCAATATTTTAGAATCATTTGTCAAATGATTAAAGAATATTATACAAAATATGAACACACACCGACATTTGATACCCTTGAACAGTTGACTAAGTCAGAAATCAGTTCACCGATGGCTCAAAAGAGTATTTTAGACACATTAAATCAGGTTAAGAACGTGTCTGATGAGGGGTCAATATTTGTTCAAGAAAAATCCTTAAAATTCTGTAAACAACAGGAACTCCAAAAAGTAATGGTAAAAACTCAGTCAATCATTGATAAAGGTGATTTTGAGAGTTACGATAAGTTAGAAGAAATGGTTAGGGGAGCTCTCCAAGTTGGTGAAGTAGATAAGGGAACTACAGATGTGTTTTTTAACCTTGATGAGGTATTAAATGATGATTACAGACACCCAATTCCTATTGGTGTACCCGGTATTGATAATTTATTAAAAGGAGGATTAGCCAAAGGAGAAATTGGTGTTATTTTAGCCCCTACCGGAGTTGGTAAATCAACATTTACTACCAAAATCGCAAACCACGCATTTAATTTAGGGTATAACGTACTTCAAATATTTTTTGAAGATAACCCAAAAATTATTCAAAGAAAACACATAACATTATGGACAGGAATTCATCCTGACGACTTAACTGAAAATAGGGTTGATGTTATGGAAAAAGTTAAACATATTCAATCAACAAGAAAAAATAAGTTGATAATGAAAAAGTTGGCTTCCGACACCGTAACTATGAATCAGATTAAGAACCAAGTTAGAAAAATGATTGCCGAGGGAACAAAAATTGATATGATAATTTTAGATTATATTGATTGTGTTGTGCCTGACAAAAACTTAGGTGACGAATGGAAAAGTGAAGGTTCAGTTATGAGAGGGTTTGAAGCAATGTGTCACGAATTAGATATTGCGGGGTGGACTGCAACACAAGGAAATAGAAATTCAATATCGTCAGATGTTGTTACAACCGATCAAATGGGGGGTTCAATTAAAAAAGCACAAGTGGGACACGTAATTATTACAGTTGCAAAATCGTTACAACAAAAAGAAATGAATTTGGCAACAATTGCAATTACAAAATCCCGAATAGGTAAAGATGGAATTATATTCGAAAACTGTAAGTTTGACAACGGTATGTTGGAAATTGACACTGAACAAAGTGTTACGTTCTTGGGTCTTGAAGAACAAAAAGAAGAAAGAAATCGTAACAGGGTTAAAGAACTGTTAGAGAAAAAAAGACAAAAACAGCAAGAAATTTAAAATAAAATTTATTAAATTAGTATAAAATGGATATTTCTCAAAAAATATTAAGTGACATTACTGTCTTTATGAAATACGCAAAGTTTCAGCCGGAATTGAATCGGAGAGAAACTTGGGAAGAACTCGTTACCCGTAACAAGGAAATGCATCAAAGAAAATACCCTCATATCAAAAATGAAATTGAAGAGGTATATAAAATGGTATACGACAAAAAAGTATTACCATCAATGAGGTCATTACAATTCGGTGGAAAACCAATTGAAATTTCACCAAATAGGGTTTATAACTGTGCATATATGCCAATCGATCATGTTGATTCTTTTTCTGAAACAATGTTTCTACTTTTAGGTGGAACGGGTGTGGGTTATTCAGTACAAAAACACCACGTAGAAAAATTACCAGACATTAAAAAACCAAACCCTGAAAGAACAAGAAGATACCTTATTGGTGATTCAATTGAAGGATGGGCAGATGCAATTAAAGTATTAATGGAATCTTATTTAGGTTATAAATCGTCGACACCTGTGTTTGATTTTTCTGACATTCGTCAAAAAGGGGCTAATCTTGTAACATCAGGTGGGAAGGCGCCAGGACCACAACCACTAAAAGATTGTATTCACCACATTACTAAAGTGTTAAATAACAAAAAAGATGGTGAAAAATTAACACCAATCGAAACTCACGATATCGTATGTCATATTGCAGACGCAGTACTTGCAGGTGGTATTAGAAGAGCAGCACTTATCTCATTATTCTCAGCGGATGATGAAGAAATGATTTCTTGTAAATCAGGAAGTTGGTGGGAACAAAACGCACAAAGAGGTAGAGCAAATAATTCGGCAGTTCTTCTTCGTCACAAAATCACAAAAGAATTCTTTATGGATCTTTGGAAACGTATTGAGTTGTCAGGGGCAGGTGAACCAGGAATCTATCTATCTAACGATAAAGATTGGGGAACAAACCCTTGTTGTGAAATCGCACTTCGTCCGTTCCAATTCTGTAACTTGTGTGAAGTAAATGCTTCAGATATTGAATCACAAGAAGATTTTGATGCAAGAGTTAAAGCAGCATCGTTCATAGGTACTCTGCAAGCAGGATACACTGATTTTCATTATTTAAGAGATATTTGGAAAAGAACAACTGAAAAAGATGCCCTTATTGGTGTTGGAATGACAGGAATCGGTTCAGGTGTTGTTTTAGGTTATGATATGAAAAAAGCGGCTAAGATGGTTAAAGAAGAAAACGAAAGAGTTGCTAACCTTATTGGGATTAACAAATCTGCAAGAACAACAACTGTTAAACCATCAGGTACATCATCATTGGTATTGGGAACATCATCAGGAATCCACGCTTGGCATAATGACTTCTATTTAAGAAGAATCCGTGTCGGTAAAAATGAATCAATCTATTCTTACTTGGCGATTAATCACCCTGAGTTGATTGAAGATGAGTTTTTCCGTCCTCACGATACTGCAGTGATTACTATCCCACAAAGAGCCCCTGAAGGATCAATCGTAAGACATGAATCGGTATTCCAAATGTTGGAACGTGTTAAGAAAGTATCACAAGAATGGATTAAACCAGGACATAGAAACGGACAAAACACTCACAACGTATCTGCTACTGTTTCAATTAAAGAAGATGAGTGGGACTTGGTAGGTGAATGGATGTGGAATAACAGAGATTTCTATAATGGTTTGTCAGTCCTACCTTATAACGGAGGAACTTACACACAAGCACCTTTTGAAGATTGTACAAAAGAAGATTTTGAAAGATTAGTTAAAACATTATCAGATGTTGATCTTACAAAAGTGATTGAGTTACAAGATAACACTGACTTACGAGGTGAAGCTGCTTGTGCCGGTGGAGCATGTGAAATTGTTTAAGTCATGAAAATACAATGGGGAAATAATATAACGCTAACATACCAAGTTTTGTTAGCGTTCTATAACCAAAGAAAAACAAACTAAAATGAATGTAGGAGCATCTAAGGATTGGGTACAACAATTATATGTTAGAGAGTTTGGACCGAAACTTCAACCAACTGACTTCTATTATAATGAACAAGGAAATATGGTTATGACTGAAGAGTATCATAAACGTAGAGGAAGTTGTTGTGGTAACGGTTGTTTACATTGTTGTTATTTACCACTTCACCAAAAAGGAAACACAAACCTAAAAGAATCACTACGAAAGTAGTGATTTTTTTTATTTATATAAAATACCAAGATATTATATTTATTGAATATGGCAAACGGTATTACATACGGTATAAATTTTCCATTCAGGCAAAGTCAAGTTGGTAAATACCTTTCTTTATCTGAAACTACTGATGAAGAAATCAGAACAGATTTGGTTCATTTACTTTTAACAAGAAAAGGAACTAGATATTATTTACCGAATTTTGGTACTAGGTTGTATGAATTTATTTTTGAACCACTTGATGGTGATACTTTTGATGGAATAAAGTCAGAAATAGAAGATTCCGTAAAACAGTTCATACCAAAC